GACAATGCAGCGTCTGAGATCGTCGTGTAAATAGAATCCGCAGCTAATGCCTGCGCACTCTGATCTGAAAGGGAAGCTAGAGGGGGAACCCCTAGCCGCACAAGCCCGTCATTTATGACTTCGAGCCTACTGGCCATTGGGATTCCCCCTTAGCGTTTAAGCAGCGGGTACAGTTGCTACCGTAACCACTCCGTCCGAAATGGCGCTAACTCCAACGAAGCCGGCCCCGTCTACATCATAGACAAGATCGCCAACGCTAAGCTCAGCAGCTGCGTCGTCAAAGTAACCCGAAGAAGTCACGGTGTCACCGTCAGTATTCGAGTAGTACCAAAACGCGTTGCCGCCGTTAGCACCTGTGTAAGCCATCTGGCTTAGTTCGTCTTTATTAAAGGCCATCAGTTAGTCCTCCTTAGTTTTCTTCGAGCTTGATAACGCCAGGCTCGTCGATGATGGTGGCCCCCATGCTCATGTAGGAGTTCACAAGGAACGCGACCTTTTGAGCAATGTAGTTAACCTCGGTCGTGACTTCCTGGCTAATGCCGTGACCCACAGACTGGCTGTGGAAGAAGAAGCCCTTGACCCCATCAGGAAGACCCGTGTGCATGATCCAGCGATAGCCCATCCACATAGCCGGCTCACGAGCATTCATAAGCAGCTGGGTGGTTGTAAAATCAGTGCTGGTGGCCTCACTAAGCTGCAGCAGCTCAGCATGCGTCTCGGGATTGACCACGCAGTAACGCATGCTGTCCATTGGGACATCCGCAGCATTGTGAATCCGTGAAAGACCCGCGATCACTGGTAGCGTCAGCTTGCCACTTGCCGAACCATCAAGTGAGTTCGGATCGGTGGTGTTAGTCGAAGCATCCATGGCATCAATCAAAATCTGATCGGTCTGACGACCCAAAGCATTGCCGGAAGCCCGTGCATACTCTGAAGCCAGTGACCAGTTCAGTTTGGCCTGATCTAGCTCGTCGATGTACTCAGGAGCATAAAAATCAGACATTTCAGCAAATGCCCGAGTGTGCTCGAGATCCATCGGCGTAACGTCAGCATGACGCGCTTTGCTGGTAGCAGAGCCTTTGCCAAGGATAGGGAAGTAAACGCGCTCGGCGTTAACCTGGGTACGCGTACGAACCGCGCCACGCAGCAGCGAACCTTCACGCTGATAAACCTGCTTGACCTCGGCCTCGTACTGCTCAATAAAAGAGACAGGTACAGTTGTAGACATTTCAGTTCTCCATACACAGAAAGATAAAAGTTTATTACCTTGTGCCTGCGCCGGGTGAGCCAATACGGGGCCAGCTTCAGCATCAGTTAGGACTATCCGGGGCCGCTACGCGGGTAAACCTTCAGCATCCTCTAGGGACTGAGCATAAGCCCAGTCCCTTTTCCTGTCAAGAATTATGCCAATCGTTACTTCTTTTTGGCAGTTTTTGCAGATTCACGGAACGCTTTGTCAGTAGGCGCACCTTTGGAACCCGGCGAGCGCATGCGCTCACCAGACCCTGCTTCAATGCGTTTACGCTTAGCGTGAATGTTTGCGTACAGTCCTGTTTTAGGCATTTCTAAATCCTCTAGTCAAAGGCACGAGAAAACTGCTGGCGCACATATTCACGGTAATCTTCGTCACCATTCCAGTAACGATCATCGTTCATCAGATCATTCAGCTGTTGCTTGTCCATGCGTTGGTTTGAATTATCACCAACAACACGATGTGACGCCGCGCCCTGCTCCATCAAGTTTGCCAATGTGGCAACCCCCTGGGCAGTACGAGACAGCTCAGTAACCGCCGCTTCCGGCATGTTCTGCTGTGCCCAAGATTTAACCTTAGCTAGCTGCTGAGTAAATTCATTGCTATCAGCACCAAGGTTCCACTCCTGCGCCAGCCGTTGCTTTTCTATGTCAGCCTTAGCCTCAATAATGTCAGGCATCACGCTGTCGTAGAAATACTCCGTTAACTTTTGCGCTTGCTCGTTGGTTAAACCGGCGTCTTTAAATACGCTGACATCGTTCTCAGTTAACTCGACAGTTTCAGGATTCTCAGAATCACCAACCTTAATGTCGTAGCTTTCCGGCGGTTCACTTTTCTCGCGGATCTTAGCGCCCATTTCATTGTACGCTTTGACCAGATCCTCAGGCGTTTTAAATTTCTCCGGCAGCCATTCAGGCCGGGCGTCAGGATTTTCCGGCGTATCGACCAGATCCTCTTGCTGCTCAGGCTCTGCAGCCTCGACGCCATCAAGCAAAGTCTCAGGCTGCTTAGGTGCTTCCGTAGTTTCGGGTTGTGTATTCTCAGCCACTGTGGACTCGGGGGCTCCCTCCTCGGGAACTTGTGCCTCATCATCCATCATACTTCTCCTGCTAGTTTAAGAATCTGCAGCGCCATCGACCGCTGACCTTCATAGAAAGCCACGTCTCCGGGAGCTGCGTTGGGGGAATAGCTCACAGCGTGAGCTTTGGTTAAAAGATATTCACGTAGGGGTTTTTGCTTATCACCAGAAACTGCAGTACGGGATGCTGTACGCAACGCCCGTATGCTTTCTTCTTGTTTCTCATGGTGTGTCTGTTTTTCTTCTTTGGCGTTAGCGCCCTCTAATTCATTCCATCCCATCGGCAGCTCCCATTTGCTGTTCTTCTTGGGCCTGTACTTGTGCAGCCTGCTGCTGCAACTGGGTAATCTCCTGTTGCGTACGCAACACCTGCGGCGAAATGTGCTTGATCTCAGCAAGCTTGCCAAGCGCCTTATGCACATCAATGATCAGTCCCGCCTTGGGATCAACCTGACCAAACGACACAGCGGTCTGCGTAAACTCAAGCAAGTTCTGCTCGTCCACCGCCTGCTGGGCCTGTGCTAGCTGGCTGACAAACTCAAGCTGCAAGCCCTCGTCGTTCAGATCCAATTCCTCAGGGGCTAGATCAAGCTCAGCCATAAAGCTGTACACAGCGCGGATAATTGGGAACAGCATCTCCTGCTGCATGCGAGAAATAGTCGCGCCCATGTCCTGAGCAATAATGCGTGTGCGTGCCTGCACTTCCGTGGCCGTCATCGGCGTGCGATCTAACGGCCCGTAGTTATCAGCCATGAATGTGCCAAGGATGCTGTTACGCAAATCCTCAATCGTAAACAACGACACATCAAAATTACCTGTCGCAGGCAGCTCAGCAATCGTTGGGTTCTGCCGGTCGTTACTGCCAACAGGCATAAACGTGCCAGGCTCAAACGTCAGCGTGTAAGGATTGACCACACCGTCATCGACCACAGTGTAAATACCAGCGACCGCTTTGGCCGCGTTCTTTAGCTGTAGCTCTTTGATCTTGTTAAGCGCGCGAACATCGGACAACGCGCGTAACCCCGGCCCGCGGCCGTACACACTGCCTGGCACTTTGCTCCAACGCGACACAAAAAACACAGGGTTCTTGGTTGTCTTTTCTTCAAGCTTAGCGCCGGTGCCTTTATGGATAACAGCGTAATACCATAGCCCTGACGCCGTTTCATCGTTCAACGCAATGATGTCTTGGTCAGGCTTGCCCTGCTTTTCGCCAGAAATATCACGAAGTTCTTTAGGCACTTTGTTGCCATAAGCTTTGATCATTTGTTTGATGCTAAGTTTAAACTTACGCGCGACACTTACAATGTTGCCGCCATCATCCTCGTCAATAGCCAGCTCGCCCAGCGGGACACACTTAAAGCGCAGACGCTGATTGTCTTTGTCTGGCTTCATCATAATCGCGCCGGTGCCGCCAACAATGCGATCCAAGATCGCTGGCTGCATTTCTTGATAGAAGTTTGAGCGTGAAAGCAACGAGAACATATTGTCTTCAATCACCTGCAGGGCAGGGCGCAACGCTTCACGATCCTCAATGCTAGGCACACCAGATCCCGGCGAGACGCGGAACCAGCGCTGCCACGGTGGCACAAGACCAGAGACAATGAGATTAGTCAGACGTTCAGCGGAATCAATCGCTGTTGAGTCAAACACCTCATCCTGAATCTCATTCGGCGTGCGTTTGTCACGGGTGTAAATCAGTGCGCGCTCGGGCGCAATGTACTTGTAAGCTGTCTCCCACAGAGATTCATACTCCGTGCGGCGACTAAACATTCCTTCCACTCGGGAAGTAGCTTCACGCGCATCCATAAATTACCCCAGTGTGCTGCGGCTGCCGGCGCCAGAGCCAGCTTGGCTTGACCCAAGAACAGAAAACAATGACTCCGAAGGTTCTAAGCTAGCGCGCAGCTGACGCCGCCGACGCTGATCTTGTCGTTCTTCTTCCTGCCTTTCTTGCGCTACCGTAGCTTGCGCTCTTTCTTCTTGACGTTGCACCTGCTGTTGGGCTCGCTGCTGCGCTTGTTGTGCCGCGCGCTCTTGTGATTTACGAGCGCTACGCGCTTGGCTAGCAGTAAACAAAGTACCGCCCACTACCGCCGCTGTTATAGGATCTGCCATGATTTATCTCCAAAATTCCAATTGGTACGTATCTACGGGTTCTCCATAGCATCTTGCAATAATTGGCGAGATACTTTCGACCCATTCCATACCGTACAGTTTATATGCGAAATAATAGAAAAGGTCAAAAAATCCTGCGCGGTACACGTAAGCAACCGCTTTATTCTGCGGTGTAGCATCCTCATCTTGTTCGATCATATT